CCGAGATTGATTCTCGGCTCCTTTGGAATTTAGATAGGTGTAGATGAATCTTACAGAGATTCCCTGCAGGCTATTACCTGAAATATGGTATTTTCTAACGACCAGACGTGGTCTTTAAACTTACGTAACACCAAAAGGTTTGTATGTTTTCCTTAAAAACATACATGTCCCCTTAATTGATCCGGGACGCGAGAGCTTACTACGACTCTCATTTATAGCATTTAACGGAAATGCTAGTAGTAATTCTTTATTTGATAATTTTCTTATTCTTCAAGAAATATATATCTGATGACAATAATTTTGTTAAAGACCTCAACGCGAGGCCCACGGTGAAGCATAGACGCTAAGCTTACGGTAATGGTTCGGGAAGCCCAAAAGGGACGCCTATATATAAGTGCCCTTGAACCCGCAACACACCAATGTACTTCGGTACGCGGGGATGTGTGCCCGACCGCACTCATCCTATGGCTGAAATAAGTCATGAATTGAAGTCCGTCCCCCGGGATGGCAGGGCTTTGATCAGTAGCCTTTCCAAGATCATGCCTTGTATTACTCCTCTTGTTATTAACATTGGAGTTAACGCAGCTCTTTCTGTGGAGATCCCAGCATCACAGAACGTTCACTTAACGAAACAGGTTTTTGAAAACTTGCCCCTCGGGGCGAAACTCAATTATTTACTTGGGGGTCTGTACCAGCCCCAATCTAGCTTTGAACTACCAGGACTATCACAACTTAAGTCCCATTTAGCTAGAAGTATGACTGATACAGCTTTATCCAAGATCGAAGGCATAGTTGCTCTTTTTGGCGCTCTTAGTAGCGTTTCAGATTCAACTGGATTTCTATCCGTGCTCGTCATTTACGCAAAGACGCACAAACAGCAATCCCTTATCACTCAATTGTCTACGATCGTCCAGTCACTCTTCGATGGCTATTCTCCACAATCTTCCGGAGATAAGCCTGACTGGTTAAAGAAAATGAAGCGTGCATTATATGACTGGAAACTCATTATTAACAATCCAGGCTTTGCACACATTTCACGCGTTTTATCACTCCTCGTTACTTTAGGAGTTATCGATGAAGTCTCAGTATCACTGGGCAAATTCGAATTTTTCGCTGTGGAAGCTCAGAAGAAACACGTTAACGCCGTTGATCTATCTGATGCAATTATTGACACTGTATGTTTTTTCGCCGAAGGCGGATATACATGCTTTGTAACAGGGTCCATAGCCCCTTTACTCTTTTCAACTCCCAAACTAGTGGAGATGGAAGAGTTGTACTTAAAAGCTATGGCTGACTGGGAACATGCTAGAAATGGCAACCTCGGACGGTTCTCTGATTCTACTGAACACAAATTCGACCATGACATTAAAAATCTAATCGAAGAATTTCATGAATTATACAAAACCACACCCGCAGGTACAGAGAAAAAGATCATCTTACAAAGATGGGAACATCTCTCGAAAGTCTATACCGAATTTACTTCCACGCGCATCGCTGGTGGCTTACGAATGTCACCTTTTTGCGCAAAAATTTACGGTAATTCAGGAACGGGAAAGTCTACTTTTGCAGACATTACCATATCTACAATCCTGAAAGCAGTCGGGGCTGAATGTAGTCCCGATTTCATCTGTACATTGAATGAAGCAGAC